TCACCGCGTGCGCGGCCTGATGGGGCCGCTGGGGTCCGGCAAGTCCACCGCCTGCTGCGGGGAAGTCATGGCCCGGGCGGTGCGCCAGCCCATCGACAGCACCGGCAAGCGCCGGGTGCGCTGCGCGGTCATCCGCAATACCTACCGCGAGCTCGCCGACTCGACCATCCGCACCTGGCTGGATTGGTTCCCGGAGGAGTACTTCGGGCGCTTCCACCGCGGCGAGAACACCCACGAAATCCGCGTGCTGCTGCCCGACGGCTCCCCGCTGGAGCTCGATGTCGTCTTCCGCGCGCTCGACAAGCCGGCGGACGTGAAGAAGCTGCTGTCGGTGGAGTACACCTTCGCGTGGGTGAATGAGGCGCGGGAGGTGCCCAAGGTCATCATCGACATGCTGTTCGATCGCATCGGGCGCTTCCCCTCCTACCGCGACGAGGCGATCAAGGCCGCCGGCGGGTACTGGTCGGGGATCATGATGGACACCAACCCGCCGGATGAGGATCACTGGTGGTATCGCATCTTCGAGACCGAGCGGCCCGAGTCCTGGCGCTTGTTCCGCCAGCCGAGCGGGCGGAGCCGCGAGGCGGAGAACCTCGACAACCTGCGCCCCGGCTATTACCAGGACGCCGGCGGACGGAGCCCGGAGTGGATCAAGGTCTACTACGACGGGGAATATGGCTTTGTCAGCGACGGGCGGCCGGTCTACAGCGAGTTCACCGACAGCTTCCACGTCACCGACTGGGCCGTGCCCATCCCCAACACGCGCATCCGTGTGGGCCTGGACTTTGGCCTCACGCCGGCGGCCGCGTTCCTGCAGCAGGACTTGCACGGGCGCTACCGGGTGATTGATGAGCTGGTGAGCGACAACATGGGCATCAGCCGCTTTGCGGAGCTGCTCAACGCGAAGATTCAGGCCGACTACCGCGGCTTTGACTTCAGCTTCCACGGCGACCCGGCCGGGGACCAGCGGGTGCAAACCGATGAGGAAACCCCCTTCCGCATCCTGCGGGCCAAGGGGATCAACGCTCACCCGGCGCGCACGAACGACTTCAACATGCGCCGCGAGGCGGTGGCCGAGCCGCTCATGAAGATCATCGACGGGCGCCCGGGCCTGGCCATTCACCCGAAGTGCCGCCAGCTGCGCAAGGGGATGGCGGGCAAGTACTGCTACCGGCGGGTGCAGGTGGTGGGCGATGAGCGATTCCACGACAAGCCGGACAAGGGGATGTACAGCCACGTGTGCGAGGCCTTGCAGTACGTGATGCTCGAGGCGGGGAGCAACCCCACCCTGTCCAAGGTGCAGCAGGCCAACCCGCCGGCGACCTTTCAGGCGAAGCAGGACTGGAGCCCGTTTGAGTCGCGGGTGTGGGCGCCGGCCTTCTCGGGTATCGTCCTGCCCCGGAGCTCGGTGATCCTGGGGCCGTGGCTAACCGAGCAGCCGCAGGCGGCCCCGTCTTTCAGGAGGGCGGCATGATGGGCGACGACATCGTGGTGTGGCTACGCCGCCGCCGGCTTCGGCGCTTCCGGACGTGTTGCAAGGCGCTGGGGCTGCCATGCCGCTAGACCTCGCCCGCCGGGTCGGAGTGGCGCTGGACATCAGCAGCAACACCCGCATCCGCCAGATCGACCGCGCGCTGAAGGAATACGTGCGCCTAACCCCACAATCCCCCACCGTGCCCTCGGCCGGAAACATTGACGCCAGCCAGGTCATCAGCGGCTCGCTGGCCGATGCACGGATCCCCGAAAGCGCGGTGACCCAGCACCAGGCCGCCCTATCCCTGGCCGCCACCCAGCTGGCGAGCGGGGTGCTGGCTGATGCTCGCGTTCAGGAATCGAATGTCACCCAGCACGAAGAGGCGCTCCTAATCGACTGGATGCAGCTGGATAGCGTGCCCTCCACGTTCGCGCCAGCGGATCACATCACGACGGGCACATGGACCCCAGCGGACAACAGCGGAGCCGGGCTGTCGCTCACCGTGAATGGCGCAAGCTATATCAAGCACGAAAAGATCGTGATCTTGCGCGCCTCGGTGACCTATCCGGCGACTGCGGACACGACCCAAGCCAGGATCAGTGGCTTCCCCTTCGCTGCTGACGCGAACCACCATAACTGTCAGGGCTTTACCACTTACAGCAACTGCAGCGCCGGCGTCGTCTGCCCCAGGCCCTTCCCCAGCACCAGCAATTGCTTGATGTACTTAGCACCCGGCGGAACAGCCTGCCGGAACGTGGACCTGTCGGGCAGGACGCTGCAATTCATGCTGGTCTACACCACGCCATGATGTCGATTCTGTCGGCGCCGGCCGCATGGCTCGATAGCGACCCGACCCGCTGGTACGTGGTGTTCTGCGATACGCCCGGGGTGTGGTGGTGGGACGCCTTCACCCGCCCTGGCTTTCGCCATGTATTCGCCCTGCGCTGGGATGGCTGGAATTGGCTGCTCTACGACCCCTCGGCCCAGTACACCGACGTTGCAATAATCGCCGCCGCGTCAGAGGATGCGCTCGGCCGCCTGGTGCCCCCTGGTGCGACAGTGCTGGAGGTGGAGGCCTTTCGACGGCGTGACCGGATCCGCGGGCGATGGTGGATTGGGCCTATGACCTGCGTTGAGCAGGTCAAGGCCTTACTTGGGCTGCCGGTGGGATGGGTATTCACACCCTGGCAGCTGTACCGTTATCTCTCGGAGGGTGTCGATGGGCACGATGATGAAGAACGCGCAGCAAGCCGCCGTGCGCCGAAACAATCAGGGCATCCGCGAGCAGCGCCTGCGGGAGCGCAACGCCAGTGCACCGTCCGCCGCCCCCGCCTCCACTCAATCGACTGACACCCGCCGGCGCGCCTCGATCATGGGCGGCGCTGGCTTGAGGATCGCCTGATGGGCAGCAAACCAAAGGCCCCGAAACCGACGGCGCAGGAATTGGAGCTGCAGCGCAGCCAGCGCCAGCAGCTCGATGAACTCACCCGTGACAGCAACCAGCGGTTGAAAGCGATCAAGCGTGGCCAGGTAGGCCGGCGCACCCTGTTGGGCAGCGGTTCGGAGCTGGGCATTCCCGGCGTGCGTGGCGTGGGCGCCGGCGCTGGCAGGCCCGGCCGTGGCGGCGGTGGCGTGGGCGGGGCGGTCGGCGGTGGGGGCATCCTGGGCAGTGGGGGCGGGGGCACCGCCTCGATCCCGCGCTCCCCGGGCCGGGGAGCGTCGATCTAATGCGCCTGCTGAAATACCTGGGCGTGCGCCCGAAACTCCCCCTCGGGATGGACGGCAAGGAAGTGATGGCCCGCTACACCGAGTCGGAGGCGCGCAAGCGCGACTGGATCAGCCACATGGAGGAGGCCTACCGCTACAGCATCCCGCACCGGAACACCTTCTACGACCAAGCCAAGGGGCAGAAGAAAGGCCACGATGTATTCGACTCAACGGCCGTGCTGGGCGTGCCGCAGTTCGCCACCAAAATGCAGTCGGTGCTGCTGCCGCCGTGGCGCGAATGGTCCAAGCTCTCCACCGGCCCGGATGTGCCCGCCTTCCAGCGCGATAACGCGCGCATCGCTGAGCTGCTGCAGGAAGCCACAGACATCTTTTTCGGCCACGTGCACCACAGCAACATGGCCACCCAGGTGCACGAATCCTTCCAGGACTTGGCGGTGGGCACCGGCGCGTTTGACCTCATGGCCGGCAAGCTCGGCCAGGCGGCGCTGAACTTCAACGCCATCCCCCTGCCCGAACTGGTGCTCGAGGAAGGCCCGCAGTCCACGATCGAGACCACCTATCGGGACCTGCAACTCTCCGCCCGCCTCATTGGCAGGCAGTGGCCCGGCGCGCAGCTGGGCAGTGATCTCACCAAGCTGGTGCAGGACAAGCCAGGCACCAAGGTGAATTTCGTGGAGGCGGTGCTCTATGACCCGGACCGGGATATGTGGTCCGGGGCGTGCGTGTGGAAGGAAAAGAAGCTCACCATATGGGAGGCGCAGTGGTCCACCAATCCGCGCATCGTGTTCCGCTGGAGTGTCACGCCCGGGGAGATTTACGGCCGCGGGCCGATCATGCAGGTGCTGGCGGACATCAAAACCGCCAACAAGGTGGTGGAGTTCATCCTGCGCAACGCCGCGATGATCGTCTCAGGCATGTGGACGGCCACCACCGACAGCGCGCTGAATCCCTACAACTTCCGCCCCGCTCCGGGCGCCGTCATCCCGGTGCAGAGTAACGATCAGCGAAACCCCACCATCCGGGCGCTGGAGAGAAGCGGGGACCTGCGCATCGGCTTCGAAGTGCTCACCCAACTCCAGCAGACCATCAAGGCCGCCCTGTTCCAGCAGCTGCGCGAGCCCGACGATGCGGTGGTGAGCGCCACCCAGTACGCCACCGAAACCAAGGAACTGGTGAGCCAGATCGGCAGCAGCTTCGGGCGCCTGCAGACCGAGGTGGTGGAAGCCACCGTCAAGCGCGGCACCGACATCCTGGCCCAGCGCGGTGCCATGCCCAACGTCAGGATTGACGGGCGGCAGGTGACCCTCAAGCACACCAGCCCCCTGGCGCGCGCGCAGGACATGGATGACTTGCTCACCTTGCAGCAGACCCTGGAGACGGCAGGCCTCGCCGGCCCCGAATCCGTGGCGCTGGGGATCAAGGTCGAGGACTTGGCCAGCTGGGTGGCGAAAAAGACCGGGCTGGATCCGCGGCTCATCCGCGACCCGGCCGAGCGCGAGGAGCTCAAACAAAAGGCGGCGCAGATGATCGCCGCGGCCCAGCAGGGCGGCGCCAAGGCGGCCGCATGAGGGGCGCGCCCGGACTGGCTGACCTCGCCGAGGGCCTCGATGCGGACTTCGGCGGCTGGCAGGGCCTGGAGCACCTCATGGAGGATCAGCGCGCCCGCCAGTTCCAGGCGCAGCTGGAGCACGCCTCGCTATACCGCCAAGTGTTCAGCACCCCGAACGGGCGGGCGGTGCTGGAGGACATGCGCCAGCTGTTCCTGCGCCAGCGCATCGTGCGCCCGGGCGATGACCAGTTCGCGGCCGGCATCCGCCAGGGGCAGGCCGATGTGGTGCAGCGGATCCTCGCTATGATCGAGTTTGCCAATACCGGCGGCGGGCGACCGACCGGCCAACCCAACCCAACCGAGGGGTGATTTATGTCCGGCCTTCTTGCTCTACGACTGGCCCGCGGTGGCCTCATGGCAGATGTTCAGGAGCTGCGCGCCCTGGCGTTCGACAACCAAAGCGCCAACTTCACCAATGGCTTGCGCGTCACCGGCATCGGCGTGCTCGGCGTGGGCACCCTCACCGGCACCACGATCGCGACCGGGGACACGGTGACCATCGGGGCGGTGACGTACACCTTCATCGAGACCGAACTCTCAGACCCGGCGGTGCCTTACGAGGTGCTGGTAGGGGCGAGTGACTCCGACAGCCTCGATAACCTCATCGACGCGATCAACGGCGAGGACGGGGGCGGGGAAGCCGGCACGGTCTACGGCGAGGGCACGGTGGCCCATCCGCTGGTGAGCGCGGCCGCCGGCGACGGCGACACGATGGTGGTGACCGAACTCGCCGCCAACGGGGCGGTGATTGCCACCACGGCCACGCTCACGGCGGGGGACTTCGGCGCGGCCACACTGGAGGGTGGCATCGCCGCCTCCGGCGCCACCGGCATCCTGGTGGAGCACACCGATGCCGGCACCACGGGCATCTTGCAGCTGCGCAATGTGGTGGGCGATTTCGCCAACAATGAGCGCATCACGGACAGCAGCACCGGGGCGGCGCTGGCCAATGGCACCCTCACCGTGCCGCTGCTCACCCCCTCCGATGCCCTCATCCTGCAGGCCGATGCGGTGGACATCCTGCGCGGGGAGGCGGTGGAGCTCATCGGCTGCCTGGAGACGAAAATCCGCTCGATGGACTGGCACGCGGACAATGGCCTGTTCGCCCTGCGGGTGAACCGCGGCGAGCAGAAGGCCGATGTGGAGCGCCTCGGCGCGCTCGCCTATGACGGGCAGAGCGCCAACTTCACCGCCGGGGAT